CTGATCTGGTAGAGTTTCTAACGGCCCTTGTAATACCTGTTAAATTATTTCCAGAAACTCCTGTATAAGAAATTTCTTCATTACCCACTTGAATAAAGTTTGTGCCTGAACTTGGAAATTGTGAAGCATCCGTTAAAGTAATAGATGTTCCTGATCCACCTGTTCCTGCGGTATCATCTAACAATGCTCCATTTAAAGTTGTAGTTAAAGCAGATGTATCTTCTCCGCCCCAAGATCCCAATCCATAACCAAAACCTTTTGCTTGCACCGCTGGTCCAACAGGATAATAATGTTGAACTCGTATGCCACCTGAAGTCGTTGCACCAGATCCTGATTCATTTGAGGGCATTGTAATTGTAAGGGTTGTTGCATTTGGAACCGTTGTGACCATAAATTTTTTATCATCAAAATCAGATGAACTAAAATTAGAATTTGTAATTGTAGAAAAATTATCTAGTAGCACAATGTCTTGTGGGTTTATACCATGAGACCCACTAAAAGTTATCGTAACGGTTGGTGATCCATTGGTCGTGGTAAATGCGTTAGTTAACGTTGTTGTAGATTTAATAGGGTGTATGTCATAAAATACTCCACCAGAAAAAGCATATAGTATTCTGTTAGTCCCTATAATTGAATATTTTCTTGATAAACTATTTATAAAATGGTGCATACCTCGACCTGCACCTGTTAATTCGTTAGATCCTGTGCCACCTAATTGACTCCAACCACCTATTTTTTCAGGTGTGCCATATCTAAACCTAACATTATCACAATCTACCCATTGACCCTCTGCTGTGGTCTCTGAGATTTGTTTATTAATACCGGGTTGAAAACCTATTTTTTGTAGCATAATAGCATTTTATATGTTAAATAATTAGCATTATAATGAAGAAAGATAACATGGTCAATAAATATAAAATAATGGATGATTTCTTACCCTTAGAGGTATTTAAGGAAATACAAGATATCGTTACTTTTAAACTACCCTATTATTATAAATTAGGAACTGCAACTCCAAATTCTAATGATCTATATCATTTCGTGCATTATTTTTATCACGACAATTCTGTATGCAGTGATTTTTTTAAGCAAATAATAATTCCTATCATGAGTAATTTTACTTACTATTCTTTAATAAGAGCAAAAGCTAATTGTTATCCATCTACTAAAACACAATTCACACATGCGTTGCATACTGATTTACCAGTGCCACACCAAGGTTTAATATTTCATATTAATAATAATAATGGATATACTATTTTAGAAGACGGAACTAAGATTGAAAGTATTGCAAATAGAGCAGTGTTTTTTGATACTAGTAAACCTCATCAAAGCACCACTTGTACTGACCAAGATATACGTTTAAATATTAATATTAATTACGTCTAATGTTAGATCCAACTCCTTTACTTACTTTTAGTTTTTTAGAATGGTTTGAAAAACAAGATACAAAAAATTTTAATTTAGTTGAATTTGGTTGTGGTAATTCAACAATTTATTTTAATAAATTTTTTAAAAAAGTGACCACTTATGAAGATGATCCTGATTATCTAAAACAGATTAAAAAAATGAAATTAGATAATGTAGAAATATTTCCCTTTAATTTTGACACTATTTCAAACCCAAAATTTAAAAAATCAATAGAAGAGGCACACTGCATATTAATTGATAATAATTACAAAAATATTTCAAGAGAGGTCATTGCTAAAAATCTTATAGAAATTTATAATTATAAAAATCTTTTAATACTTGATAATGGAGATTGGAATCCAGAAGCTTATTTTTATCTTAAGAAAAAATATAAAAACGCTTATGACTTTGGTTGGCGTAACATAAAGAATGATGAAACAATTACAACAGTATTTGCAGACAGAGTATAATGCAAGATTTAGAATTTACTATTGAGAAAAAAGTTAAAATGGTTTCAAATGATATAACGGACATGAGTCTTTGTGATAAATTAATTGAAAAAATAAAACTTAATATAGACCCAACTTTAAGTTATAAAACAAATGTACCTCACATGACTTCTTTTGAAAGGTTTAACGGCGATCCAGACTTTCATAATTTTTTAAAATTAATTCAACCTGATATAAAAAAGATATGGCAAAAATCTTTTATTATAAAAGATTCGTGGGGGGTTATAATGAATAAAGGCGATTCTACTGATTGTCATTCTCACCAGGAGGCCACAGCTTTTTGTGGCATTCTTTATCTAACTTCTGGTGGCCCAGGCACTAGTTTTCCAGAAATAAAAAAAGTAATTAATTCTGTTAAAGGTAGGTTTATTTTATTTAATCCAATTATGAAACATTTTGTTGTTAAATCAAATGTAGAAAAAAGATTTAGTTTAGCTTTTAATATGATTGACGTAAAAGATTGGGACAACACAAATATTTCTATAACAATATGAAAATTAATATTTTAGGAGCTGGCACTGCAGGACTTGTAACTGCGTTAATATTAAAAACTAAATTTTCAAATTATAAAATAAATATTATTAAATCAGATGACATAGGTATAGTTGGAGTAGGTGAGGGATCTACAGAACATTGGGCTGAGTTTATGAACTATGTTGGAATTAAATTTGAGGACTTGATAAAAGAAACTGGAGCAACTTTAAAATCAGGAATTATGTTTGAGGGTTGGACTAAAGAACCTTTTCTTCATTCGGTAAACTCTGAGTTTAGTAAAGAAAATGGAGATTACTATTATCTATATGCAAATCTAATATCTAAAAACATAAATGCAAAACAAATGTCTCATCAAAATTTATATTATAATAAATTTATTAAACAAGATTATAAAGATTTAGTTTTACAATTTCATTTTGATACTTTTAAATTAAATACCTTTTTAAGTAAACTTTGTAAAAATAAAAATATATTTATAATTGAAGATAAAATTAAAAATGTTGTTAAAAACGATTTAGGTAACATAAAACAGTTAGTGGGACAAAAACAAAATTATATGGCAGATTTATTTATTGATTGTAGTGGCTTTACAGGTTTTCTATTAAAGAAAGAATTAGAGGTGCCTTACGTTTCTTATAAAAAATATTTACCTTTAGATAGAGCATTTGCTTTTCCAACAGCAAAAGAAAAAGAATTTAACGCTTGGACATTATCAAGAGCACTTAATTATGGTTGGAATTGGAAAATTCCAACTCAAGAAAGATATGGTAATGGATACGTTTATAGTTCAAATCATACGACAGAAGAACAAGCAATAAAAGAAATAGAGTCTGTATATCATCAAAAAATTAAACCAGCTCGTTCTTTTAAATTTGAAGCAGGTAGAGTTAAAACATTTTGGTATAAAAATGTTGTTGCTATTGGATTGTCAGCTGGATTTGTAGAACCATTAGAAGCAACCTCTATTGGCAGTATAATTCAACAAGCTTTTTGTTTAAATCAATTTTTACCATCGCTAGATAAAAAATCTTTTAATAAACACAATGAATATTTATTCACAAATTTAATTGAATTTGTTCAACTTCATTATCTAACAAAAAAACAAAATAATTCTTTTTGGAAAGATATGCAGGAGCTACCCATACTGGATGGAGTACAAGAAAAATTAGAAATTGCAAAAATAAGAATGATTAAAAATAGTGATTTTAAAATTGGTTGGCATATGTTTAAAGCTCCAAATTGGATTATTATGTTACACGCTTTAGATAAATTTAATATATTAAATATTAAAAAAGAATTAGACGCGGCTGCTCCTTTAAAAGCTTTTGCTTTACAACAACATAAAGACTTGTTTAATTTATCAAAAGAATATATAACACATAACAAAGTGATAGAAAGCATAAGATGAAAAAAATATATGATTACATAGAGATTCAAAATGTTCTTGAAAAAGATTTTTGTAATCATTTAATTTATTTGTTAGACCAAGAACAATGGCTTTCTCACTCATGGGCTGACGAAAAAGGTCAAACTATTGGTGCCAGAAATAATAACGAACTTGAAGTTTTACCTACTGAAAACAATCAAAAAGTTTTACAAAATATTATTGTTAAATGTTGTGAAAAATATAGAGCAAAACATGATATCCCAAATTGGATTACATCGTTAACAAATATACGTTTTAATCGATATAAGAAAGGAACAAATATGGCTAACCATGTTGACCATATTCGTTCTATATTTGATGGTAATAACAAGGGTATTCCCGTAATTTCTGTTGTTGGTTTGTTAAATGATAATTTTATCGGGGGAGAATTTATTTTTAATGATGAACACACTATTTTT